TCATAACCAATGACAATGTTGTTGCCACCAGAAGTGATGGTTGAACCGGAGGAATAACCTAAAGCTGTGTTTTGGCTACCTGTGGCGGCGGTAAGACTGTAATTACCTAGGCATGCAGTAAATTCACCGGTTTCAAGTGCGTCACCAGCATTAGTACCAATAGCGATATTTTGAGAGCCTGTTGTAACAGCACCCAGGGCTTCTTTGCCGATTGCGATGTTGCTATTTGGCGTCGTTGCATACCTAAGTGCTTCATGACCAACAGCAACGTTTGAGCTACCTGTTGTGATTGCGCCACCAGCAACACCACCTAAAAGTGTGTTATTACTGCCTGTGGTGACTGCATCACCCGTACTTTTACCAACGGCTACGTTTTGAGTGCCAGTGGTGTTTGACAACAAAGCGTCATAACCAACGGCAACATTGTTATTGGCAGATGTATTGGCTTGCAAACTACGGCCACCGAGAGCTGTGTTATAAAGACCAGTATTGTTTTTAAGACTCGCCCATCCGATAGCAGTATTGCTTCCACCTGAAGTACATGTTTTTAAAGCTTCATAGCCAATGCCGACATTTGAAAATGCAGTGGTTGTGCTTGTGCCAGCATCAGTTCCGATAAATATATTTCTGTCACCTGTAGTAATTGCATCGCCAGCGGTGTAGCCAATAGCAATGTTGTGGTTACCGTTGCAAGTGTAAAGTGCGCTAGTACCAATAGCAATGTTTTTAGTGCCATTAGTGTTGGTCCGCAATGCATCACGTCCTAGTGCAAAGTTGTGATAACCCGTTGTGTTTGAACGGAGAGCAGATTCACCAATAGCAACGTTTTGACCGCCAATAGTATTGGCACGAAGACAATCATATCCAACACCAACGTTTCTTTCTCCAGTAGTGTTTGACACCAAAGCTTCATAGCCAACGCTAACGTTTTTGTCTCCAGTAGTGTTTGAAGCTAAAGCACCTGCGCCGAAAGCGGAGTTACCTGAAGCACTAGTGTTTGCAAACCCTGCATTTTTACCAACAAAAGTTACATAACCACCAGTCGTCAGATTTTCTCCTGCACTTCTACCGACAGCAACATTACCAGTGCCAGTTGATGCGGCACTTGCACCTTGTCCAGCAGAATCACCAATAAATGTGTTTTGACCACTGCCAGAAGAGAAAAACTTACCAGCATTAGCGCCTAAGGCTGTGTTTTCATTGCTAGCACAGTTTTGCAAAGCAAAGTAACCAACAGCAGTGTTTGCATCTTGAGTAGTCGCTGCTTTTAAAGCTTCACGTCCTATAGCAGTGTTTCTATCACCACTGGTAATTGCTGTAGCCGCAGAATCACCCAAGGCTGTGTTATGTTCACCACTACTTGTCTCAGAGTCTAGTGCGTTTGGACCGAGACCAATGCTTGTAGAAGCGTTGCTGTTATCAGTTACACCAGCACTAAACGAATTAGTTGAAGCAGCAGTAATACGACCTTGAGCATCAACAGTAATTGCAGGGATAGCTGTTGCAGAACCGTAGCTACCTGCAGTCACAGAAGTGTTAGCTAGTTTATCAGCGGTTACTGCGTCATCAGCAATCTTAGCTGTACTTACGACACCATTATCAATAGTAAAGGTTGCACCACTACCAGATACAGTTATATCACCTTTGTCACCATCGCTTACACCGCCAGCTTGAGCAACCCAGTCGTAGTCAGAACCATTCCAGCTCAAAACTTCGTTAGTAGCTGCAGTTGATTGATTAAGATGTGCATCAACACTACTGTTACTATAACCAGTAGTTTGTGCTACCCATGCATAATCTGATCCATTCCATGCAAGTACTTCATTAGCACCTGCTGAAGATTGGTTCAAGTGAGTATTAACATCGCTGTCACTGTAGCCAGCAGATTGTGCAACCCAGCTTAGGTTACCACTACCATCCGTCTTAAGAACCTCATTAGCACTGCCATCAGTTGTAGGCAGAGTTAAAGTGTAGTTAGCACCAGCCGAGTGAGCCGGACCTTTGATGGTAATACCGTGGCTATTATTTTCGCAGTTAAGTTTGAACTGACCAGAGCCTTTAGTAGAGTTACCTTTAAATACAACAACACCAGAACCATTGGGATCAAGATCAATGTCACCGTTAGACACAGAAACAATATCTTTACCATTAACATCTAGGTTACCACCAAGTTGAGGTGTAGTGTCTTCGACAACATTGGCAATAGCACTAGCTGCAATGCCGTTAAGTTTTGTATGATCAGCGTCGGTAAATACGTTAGAATCAGTAGCCGATTCAACAAGAGCACGAATTTCTGCAGCCGTTTGATCAGCTGTAGCTCCGGTCTCAATACCATCAAGTTTAGTACCATCAGCTGCAACATCACGACCGTCAACAGTACCAGTAACAGCAAGGTTACCAGTTACAGTTGTAGCCTTAAGATTTACAGTTTCAGATACCTGATCAACTACAAGAACATCACCTGCCTTGAACTTACCAACGTGGTCAGTACTAGATTGCCAGACCTTACCACCATTGAGTTCAATAACTTGGTTAGCTTCAACAGGTACACCACCATTATCAGGGTGGTCACCATAGTCAGTACCAACACCAACAAATTCAAAGGTGTGTCCACCAGTGCTGATGTAGGACCGCAGAGCGAAGCTAACAGTTGTGTTAGTTATATTAGAAGTCAGACCAGAGGTCAATACAATATCCCAACCAGAACCGTTAGCAGTGCTGCTTACAACACCATAATCAACACCGTCAATGGTCACCATCATGTGATCCAAGGGACGGCTCACAGTGCCGTGGAAAGAACCAGCAGTTGTGATAGCACCAATAGTAATGGTAGTAGCACCAGAGTTAGCCGCGCTTGCCGTAGCAGTAGCGATAGCAGACGGGCTCTTACCATCAGCAATCAAACCATAACGACCAAAGTCGCTAACACAGTTAGACAGGTTAATCTGACCACCATTCTTAGCCTTAGCGTGGTAGTGAGCAAACGTGCCAAAGAACGACACAAGCTGTGCATAACCGTTGTTGGTTACAAGTACACCAGGACCATCAAGGGTAATCTGGGTAAATGCATCCACAACCATGCTACGGATTGGGCTGCTAGAGCTGACAGCAGAGCCGTCCACAAGCAAACCACCACCACAAGGTGCAGATGATTGGTCACCTGCTACTGCGCTGTAAGTTTGACCGTCAGTAGATGGGAAGGTGTTAGGGTCGAAGTTAGCGTTATCAAAGTGTGCGTCACTAAAATGCGTACAGTTTTGGATGTACGGGCTTTTCAGGATGACAGGCTGAACGTCGGTACGGAACCTAATGGAGAACGGTTGGTTGCTTGGCAGACCATATGTTGCATCGTTGTCTAGGCTGTTGTTCCGTGAGCTTTGATTAGCCGTAGGAACCTTTAGACCAAGCAGTGTCAGGTTAGCAATGTAAGAGCCACTGGTGACCTCGAACATATCATTGTTTTCAGTCGCAACCGTAGGATGCACAAAGCAACTACGCATCGACTCACCAACAATCGAGATATTGTTTTTCTTGATACGCAGAGGCAGTGTTTCCTGGTATACACCAGGTGCAACCTTGATCAGACTACCGTCACCACTAGACGACGCATTGATAAGCGCCAGAGCACGTCCAATAGAACGAAGTGGTGCTTGTGGAAGGAAACCAGTTACATCAGAAGCGTCACTACCATTAGTAATGTCCACATAACGGACGACAGTAGTCGTAGCTGGGCTAAAGGGTTGACCAACAGCTACGGTACGCCAACCGCTACCATCATAAATCTTGTGGACTTGGTTACCAGGTGCCGTGCTTAGCCACTGCTTACCTACCTGTGCAGTGCTAGGAGGGCTTACATTAGTATTAACGACTACATCATGTCTAGCAGCGAGCGCACCGGCAGTAACAATCTTATCATCTTCACCGGTCCAGGTACTTGCATAAGCACTTGTAGCTACAATATCATCAGACTTAATACGGTCGAGATCGACTGCTCCGGCACCGATACCTAATGTAGTTTGTCCTCCGGAAGAAGTCTTTGTTAGACCGTTGTTCTGAATTAAAATATCGTTAGTTACAGCGGCATCGATCATGTCATCGATTTTTGCTGTAGTAGCGATAGTGGTGTCGTTGTTGGGGTTAGCCTCACTAGACGTGATAATGTCCGAAGCTTTGATCCTATCTAGATCAACACTTCCTGCGCCAATACCTAGTGTAGTTTGACCACCTGAAGCCGTTTTAGTTAAGCCAGTACCATCAATTAGAATGTCACCTTCAATAGCGGTGTCAATCTTTGAATCGACTCGATTGTCAATCGCTTGTGTGGTGGCAATCGTTGTGTTGTTACTAGCCCAAGTTTCACCACTTGTGATTGTTTCAGTACCGTCGTCGAAGTAGTTGTCTTCAAGGTACTGTTTTGTCACAGCGTCTTGTGCATTGACAGGATCACCAACCGCTGTAAGTCGATTGTTATTTAAATCGACATTAGTAGTAAATTCAGCATTCTCTTTAGTGACATACTGGTTTTTGATTTCTTGAACAGCAAAGTTGTTCTGTTCAAAGTTGTCATTAAGATCTTGCGAACGGATTGATGATCCTGCGAAAAAGGTTGCCTTTAGTTCATCGACATCTGTATCACGGAAGATACGAATCGTTTGGCTGGCGGATGGGGTCAGCGAAACAAATTGGATTGTAGAGGCTGTAGGGAATGTGTATGCAGTTGGAGATTGAGTAACAGCGTCAATACTTACTTTGACGTCTGCCTCATCAATGTATTCAAATGTAAAAGAAAAGGGGCCGGTCGTACCGTTCCCCGCAAATGTATTGAATGAAACAGCCATTTAGTTTAATTTGTTAGCGGGTCATTTTAAGAAGTTCTTGTGCTTCGTCATAAAGCCTATTAGATCCTTCCATACCAGTCGTCTGCCTATACTTAGAACCAGCAAGTTTCTTACGAGCGTTGATGAGGTTGATAACATCTGCATCTTCACTGATGCTTGCCCAGGCTTTCCTACGAGCGTCGTCCATGTAGTATTTGATTCTACGATTATGGTGGTAAGACATAGGATCTTTGCCTCGTCTACCGGAAGCAAGATCTGCCTCCATCTGTGCGATAGACTCAAGAATCTTTTTGTCCGTAGACAACTTATCCAGTGTTTTTTCTAGGTTCTGCTCACCAATAGCCTTTTGGAAAAGGGAACGGACCTTGGCATTCTTAGCCAAAGACGTGCCGTCAGGTGCAGAGTACACTGACATTCGCATATCAAAGTTACTACGCAGAAGCATTTGACGTCCAGGAGAGGGGTCGAAGTTCAGTTGTACAGGGCTAAAGAAGTTGAACATGCGAGTCAACGGGTGCCAATCGTTAATGGCTTTGCCGTTAAGAATGTCATACTTCATAGGCAGTTGATCGTCAGTCAACCCTTCAAACATCAGGTTGCGGTTCCGGATTTGCTCCATCATTCCAGAGTTCAATTCACGCATCTGTGGGTTCAGCAAACGGCCAATCTCATTACGCAGTGATGACAACGGAATGGTGTTGTTCATAAGGTTGCCTGTAATTTTTTCAAGCTTCCTAGGATCGTTGCCTAACACGTCAGTGAGCTGTTCCAGACCTTGCATGTAGGTCTTGGAGATCATGCCCTTACCAATGATAAAAGCAATACCAGCTAAATGCTGTTCTACCCACTCGCTGCCCATCAACCGTTGGTTGTCGCCAACGTCAGCGATTGCAGCAAGGACGTTATTGAAAGGTTCTAGGGAATCGTAGCTAACCCATACATCACCGAGTTTGATTGAACGCGGTTTCCATCCTGCGGCTTCCCAGACACGCCTCAGCTGGACGTCGGCTGGGCCATTGCCACTGAGGTTGCCATTGAGATAGTGCATTGTTGCCATAGAAATGACACCGCCGCCCATAGCTAGGCGTCCATTTTGGAGAGCCTTTGCGTTAGCTAGTTCAAAGTCATTAGTAATGCCGTACTGACGTACATTGTCAAGGCTTCCAGGCTTTGCGCTTGCAATATCTCGGAACTCTTTGACAAACATATTAAGACCAGGAACATGCTTGAATGTCAGTTCGAGACCATTGATACCAGTTCTAGCAAACAGGAAGAATGGTTTGAGCAGGGGCTGTGAGTCAAACAACTCATCCAGCTTCTTACCAAAACCTTGAATATCTTTTGTCAGGGTTACTTCTTTCTTGGCGTACTGCAGCATCTCATCGCTTACACTGCCATCATTAGGGTCAAAGATCTTAGCGAACTCACGTTCCTCAACTTCTTTAATTAGTTCAGGTGTGATCTGTTGAATCCTGCCTTGACCTCTTGCGTCAAACGCTTCCATCATGGCACGTTCTTTTGCCCTTGCACGAGCGAGAAGCATGGTAAATGCATCGTCAGTCGCGGCCATCAACTTAGTTGAATAGGTCAAAAAGTTTTTGTCGTTTGCAGCACGAGCAACGTTTGCAAGTCTAAATGCAGCCTTTTCACCATCTGTGCCTCGGGTCTCAGCCCAATGCTTCATCAACTCCCACTGTTCGTCACGAGCTTCAAAGTCACCAAAACGGTTCTTGAACGTTGAAATCTCACCTGACCAGTAGGACCGAAGACGTGTATTAAAATACTTGAATGCCTCAGGAATTGTCTGTACCAAAGCGTTTGTAGACGCCATAGCTGTTTGCAAGGTTTGTGGGTTACCTCTTCCTGCAAACTGAACAAGACCACCCAGCATCTGTGCCATAGGCCGAGTAAAGGCAGCGGTCGCAGTGCCCATGATTGCCCGGATAGGAGTCTTAGGACCACTGAGAACACTATTGATCATGACGCCTTGCAGCTCACGGATCAACAATCCAGTTTTCTTTCTACCTTCTACTGTTTCGCCCAGCAAGCGACGACGCATGAATGCATCGAAGTCAGTCCAGTTTTGAACCTTGTGGGACATGCTGAAAGCTTCCAACACAGCATGAAGGAAATCATCTGTAGGTTGTTGACGAGCCAGATCCAGCATCATATCTACTTGTGCTTTAGTAGATTCATGGATTTCTGACAGCGTAGCTTCGTATAGTTTTTTAGCAGCAGCAGGGTCTTGAGCTTTCAGTGAATTAAATTCACGACTAATGATAAATCTAGAACGTTTTGTTTCATCCATACCTACAATAAGATTATCGCGTATGGATTTGACAGGACCATCAATGTCGTTAATATCAACAACATTTTTCAGCTCACCAGAAGCAGTCGCTAGATCACGCAGTTTTCTAAACAGTGCAGTGTTTACAAGGTCAGCGGTCACAACGTTTTCCATTGACCAGTATTCTAGATTTTCTGTTTTACCGCTCACACCAGTACCGGTTTGTGCTGGATCTGACTCGTAAATTCTTCTCCAAAACTCTTCTGGAACTTCAGAGCCAGCATCACGTCCACCAACAACAATCTGTGCATTTTCAACTGAATCCTTAAAGAAGTCTTCCAAGCTACGGTTTTGACTTCTCAGTTCTTCCAGCAAACGTTTCATACGAACTTCACCGTACAATTCTTTAGCAAGATCTTGTACAAGTGATTTGTTACCTTCAAACCCAGCGTTTGCCATCCTTTCCTCTTGCGCACGCGTGAGGATGTTGTCTGTAGATCCATACTCTGCTCCAGCGTCCTTATGGATACGTTGGACTTGCTTCTGGACATCGTAGACATTGCCCATCGAGTTGGGCGAGCCTTGGTGTGAGTCAGCAATAGGTTTGTTTTTATGTGCTCTAAAGCCAGGTTCGTTTAATTCTTCCCGACCTTTTTCAACAGTCTGTTCTTCTACAGACTTGCCACGTTCGTCGATCTTACGTTCAGCACGTGCTTCAGGTCCTTCAGGAGGGCTCCAAGTGCTGAATTTATTAGATGTACTGCGTTTCTGTGTCGCAATCATCTCTTTAATTTGATCTTCTGGTGACAATGAACCAAAGCGTCTGCCTTTTTTAAGAAGGTAACGTGCAGTTTCATCACGCAAATTCTTGTCAACTGCAGCTTTAACAGCATCTTCTGACCGTGCCCGCTGCATACCATCAATCGCGTCTGCATCAATAAGAGCTTGACGATCAGGTTTTTCAGGTACTTTGGTCTTACTCGCTGCTCTTGACTTACCGATAGCTCGGATAACACCATCTACAACAACACCAATACCCATACCTTCCACTACGTTTTTCAAGGTCTTGATCATTGGGTGATCAGAGTCCTTAGTAGCGAATGGAGTATCTAGCAGAGGTACCTTGTCTTTCAGTGTACCCATCAGGTTATGGTCCTGTGAATACTCTGACAAGAGGTCAGCAGTACCACCAACAGCAGCACCACGAGCAAGGGTTGCACCGAAGCCTGCAGAGCCTGCACCAGCAAGCCAGCTAGCACCAGCACTGATACCACCACCAATACCGGCAGCAGCAACACCTTTAGCACCTAGGATTACACCGCCAGCAAGGGTGCCATAGTGCACAACACTGCGGATAGCGTTACCCCACCAAGTTTGTGTGACAGGGTTTTGGTCACCACCAAGAGGGTTGAACTCAGGTTCGTAGTCATCCCCTTCACGTTGCATCTCGCCACTAAACATGTCTTGGACACGTTCTGGCAAAGTCACAAGAGAACTAGCAGTGTCACGAAGACCACCAGTAACTGCACTTGTTAGTTCTTCACCGGCAGTGTTTTTCTCGTCTTCTGCTTTTTGTTCTGCTGCTTCAATACGTTGTTGCTCTTCAGCAGCCCTTGCTTCTTCATCCTCTTGTTTAAGAGATTCTTCACCAATCTTAAATGCTTTGTCGAAGAATTCTTCGTCTACAAAAAAGTCTTCGTTCATTAACTACCTCCTCGCAATGCTGGTAAAAGGTTTTGTGGTCGATTGTAAGGAGACATAGATTCGATAGCTTCTAATAAGGTTTCATCAGATACATATTGAAGTCCGACCCATTCGTTACGCAATCCATTCATCAGGTTGCCTTGAGTGGTGCCGTGCCGTGCGACACGACGACGGTACAAAGCAATTGCAAGTTTGTCTTGATTAGCTTTGTCAAACATGTCGGTTTCATTCAGGCCAGCAAACGAAAGAATGTCAGGCAATGTTTTTCCAATAATTTGGTATGCACCAGCGGCGTGTAATCTACCTTCACTATGAAGAGCCATAACCTCACCGATGGTCATCTGTGTGAGTGGCTTGTCAAACACGTCTTTGCTGTTAGCTGAGCCATAAGCAATGTGCCCAGAAGCAGCGCCGCCAGTGTTCATAGCGTCATACTCACCGTATGCTTTGCTTTCTTTGTTCTTGACAAGTTCTAAGAACAGGTTGTCACCTGACTCAATTTGTGCACGAAGAGTGCGACTGGGTGTGTTGTATTTACGCATCAAATAACGAACAGAAGGTGACAGGCCGTCAATGCTCTGTTCGATTTGTGGTTTCTTAATAGGAGGCTTCATACCATGTGCCTCGTATTGAGCTGCTGCTAAATCCCAGGCATCCATCCCACCTAAACCTGCAGCTAGTTGATGAAATTCAAATGGGATGTCGTTTTTACCACGACGTTGGTATTCTCGTAATTGTTCGACAGCGGGAAGCAAAGCAGGGATACGTTCATAAACACCTGAACCGTCTCCGATAGCTTTTCTAGCCTGTTCAAGCCTATTGAATTTTTCTTGATCCAAAGTAATAGTTGGTGGATTTTCAAACCTTTCTTTTCCTCCTTCTGCAAACACCTCTTTACGAAGTTGTTGCATTGCATAATCGTGAGCTTGTCCTTCTTCCCCCAAAGCAGGGTTTACAACTGCCTCTGCATAAAGCTGTCTATATCGTTTGTAAACTTGTTGATTGAAAACCTTTTCGCCATGGCCTGCGTTTAATTCACCTTGTGATCTGAAAACAGTTTTACCCATGCCTTTGATTTCAGCCTTAGCATTTGCCTCATCTTCTTCTGATGGAGAGCCAATGTTGTAGTCTAAAACCCTGCCTTGCTGTCTGTAGTTAGCAACAGTTTCAGGATGCAATTTTTTAGCTTCTTGTTCACTAATAAACTTTTTGTCAGCTATGTACATCTTTGCAAGATCATCACTAGCTTCTTTGTCCAAATCATTCAAGGTGGTCATGCTCTTGAGAAACTCAGGATCACCCATGTTGTTTTGGACTGCGTGACGACGAAGCTGTAAAATCTCAGCGTTATTTAAAGGAAAGCCACGGTCTTCGACTTTTTGCCGTATGTCAGCTTCAAACGCATCAACACGTAGTTGACGGTCAGCTTCTATATCAGTGTATACTTTTTGTTTGGCTGCTCTAATAAGTTCAGGAAACTCTTCGAAGTCACGTGCAAAAGCATCTTCAATGCTGACAAGTTTTCCAGTGCCATTCTTATCGAACTCGTATGCCAAAAGTGCTTCGATTTGTTCAGGTGTATACCTGCCAGACTCAAGTCCATCTTTAAGCTCCTGAACAAACATTTCACGTGTCTTACCACGCCCACCAAAGTCATACTGGTGTGTGTTGATCAGTCGGATGAAACCTTCGCCACCACGTTCGCCTTTGATAAAACCAGACAGCTCGTCTTTTGCTGTGGTCTCACGTTCTGCACGAAGCATATTACGTTGCTGAACAGCAAACGCAGTGGCCTGCTGTGCTTCGTAGCGCCTCATGCCTGGGAACAAATACTCATTGAGTAGTCCCAAATTCATACCTTCAAAGTTTTTGAGGTACTGACGGCGAATCTCTGCTTCTACAGCAGCCCTTTCTGAACTGTCTTTTGCATTTGACAATGTGACACCGCGGCCGTTGATGTCAACAACGACATTATCTGCAGCCTGTTCATAAAAGACACCATACTGCTCACCACCGAGCTGTGCAATGCCACGTGCATAACCATACGCCTTCCAGCCGCTAAGGTTACGTGTACGTTGTACAAGGTCAGTTGGTGCATTCTCGGCCTCCAGAGACGCTGCAGCACCCTCTGAAAGGGTAGCAGCTTGTTCTGCTAGGGCTTCGTCACGTTTAAACTGTTCAACTGCTTCCTGCGGCAACCCATCGGTGTACGCAAGATTCATGCCAGCTTCGATGTCCTTATCTCTTCGGTAGTCTCTGTAGGTGGTAATCGCGTTCGTAAGTGTCTGGCTAAAGTCTGCAAGATCACTTAGTTCTGTCTCTGCTACTAGGTCAGCAATTCTGTTTTGCTGCTCAATAGTATTCTGTTCCTCTTGATCTTTAATCCGCATCACCTGCAGACTTTGATCAAGCATCCGTTGCAGATTCTCTTGTTCTGTTTGTCTGTTTTCCCGTAGGAGCGGGGTCACGTCAACAGGCTTGATAGGATCATACCCTTGGGTTTGAGCATAGCCTTGATAACGTGAACCCGATTCAAATTCTTTAGGCATTAACCTTTACCGAATCCAAAGAAATTTCCAATAGCTTTATCAGCTTTACCAATTTGATCGTCGCTCAATCCACCAATAAAGCTTTGACCTGCACTCACAAAAGCATTGGCAATAGACAAGCCTCTGTTAAATTTAGGTAGTTGCATCTGTGAATATGCACCAAACTCAGGAGTTGGCAGATTGTTTTGCAGTGTTGGTGGAATTGCAATCTTGCTATATGCTGCAAACTCATCACTCTTAAGTTGTCGGCGCACGTTTTCATTAGCAGCTTTCGTTGCAATGCGTGCACTAACAAGGCTTTCTGTAAGCTCTGCAGATGACACACCAAACTTAGCCAGTGTGCTTTTTTGCTGAGCTAGTTTGAAGGAACGTCCCCGGTTACCTTCATCAGCCGCGTTCCACGAACCAACACTTGCAGCCAGTGCTTGTTCTTCTTTTAACTTTCCAAACTTTGCCTGTGCATATACCTCATCTAACCTACGTTCGTTTGCTGCGTATGCAAGGGACGCAGCCTCAGAACGATAATACTTGCTAGTATCATATAAATCAAGCTGTTTTCCAAAGATGTCTTCAGTCCGCTTGTTAGCGGAAGAGATCATCAGGTTTTGAAACGTGTTTTGAAACTTAGCCTGCGCTCTTTGTGCTCCCTCTGCTCTGATCTGTGCAGCATACTGACGACCAGCTTGTTCAATCTGTGCAGCACGTCTAGAGGAACCACCGAAAAGGCTAGAGGCTAATCCGGCACCTGCCGAGATGGCGGCCATCCATGCCATAGTTTTACAATCTCCACATGATAGTTGTTGGACGGCTCAACAGCTACCACGTTGATAACTTTGAACCCTAGGTGTTTGATAAATTTGATTAAGTTTGTATTTTGTATGTCAATCCAATTGTACAAAATAGGACGTTCTAAATTGTTGATGAACTTTTTAGCTGCCCTGATAAATGCAATAGGATACTTCTGCACTTCGTGAGTCATATGCAACCAAATACATCCAGTATCGCTGATACCAAACATACAAATAGGTTTGCCGTCATCTGTTGTAGCTAAGTATGACTCGTCATTCGTGACGTCATACACCATGGTCAGTACAGGCTGATAACCTGCACGACCAAGGTCTTCGATACCAGCTTCCAACAAATCACCTGCAACTGCAGGAATATCAGACAGGGTGGCTTGTCTAATATCAATTTTCATAATTAGGCTCTTGCGTAGAATCGATTACCAACCCTACCTTCCCAGTTGATTGCTAACAAACTCACAGGAAAAGGTGTGTCTCCAAGGATGTTTACTTGAATGTTTTCATTACGTTGGTAGAGTGGAACATCGTGGATTGCTTCAGCACTCAGGTTGACGTTATTGAGGTTATATGTGTATGGCTGTGCAACGTCAATTGTCTTATCATAAGCGTCAATACCATCGATGTCTATACGGTACTTCACAGGACCGCTAAGGCCTGTGCTGACCTTGATACGATGGATGATAAGGTCGTTAGTAAAATCAGCCGATACAAAGCCATCTGAGGTCTCAGTCCTGAAAAACTTAGGAAGCTGTATATCCATTGTATACAGGTAACCTGTGACAATGTCATCACCTCTTATGTCACCATCAATCTGGAATGTAGATCCACTTACGGTCGGATAGTAAACAATACCATCTTTAATATCTATAGCAGCAAGTGTTTTGCCAGCCAGATGAGTAAATGGCAATGTTACGGTAGTTTTCTTTGTACTGCTGTTGTAGCTAGAGGCTGGGTTCACGACCCAATGGTCTAAGCAGACATCAGTTTTCTCACCAGTAGGCAACGTTAGAAACCCACTTTCATTGGCCTGGGTAAGGTCATATGACTTTAGGAACACCTGGTTATCAGATGTCACTACAGCGTAGTACGTGCTTTGATCAAAGAACTGATCAAGCAAGTTGCCAGTCAGTGTCCAGGTGTACCAACTAGCCACACGTTTGTCTTTTTGTGTGAGGAACCGGTACTGGAATACTTTATTCTGACCTTTTGTGCCAAGAGAAATCATCGACTGTGTGGACGATGTAGTAAAACTATCGACCGTAGCTGGGATGAACTCAGGTACAATAGCTGTATTCTCAGCCATTGTTGGCGAACGTTCTGTATCAATATCCCCTAGTTCATATACTCTTGTAAACAGGGGTGTTTTAGCTATAAAAGCAATTGTTGTACCGAGAGACTCAGCCTCTAATTCAGCGTCACATTCAAATGAACTTAGCGTATTTACCTTTGCAGTCGTAGGACTGAGAACGTCACCGTCAGTGCTTAGCAAAAACTGGTCTCGTTCACCAAACAAAACAAGACCTGCACTGGTACTACGTGCGTACTTAAGAACAGCAGGACGTGTTGAGCTAGCGGAAATATCAATCGGATCATCGGCAGTTGCTTGGATAGCAGAGGTTGCAAAGAAGTTAAAGAAATCACCAGATTTACTCAGGACCACTGAGTCACCGGCCAAAAATCCCAAACGATTGCGGTAGAAAAAAAGGTTAGAAATTTTTTTCCCAACAAATGAAGGAATTGGATTTGTCGTATTATCTCCAACTGTTCTGTCATTATAGACAACAGGTTCATACTTGAATGATCCGTCGGATTGTCTAACAAGTTGGTGTGGTAGTGTACTAGAATCTAATTCAAATTGGATACTAGGACCAGTTGTTTCAACCCAGGTGCCAGGACCAAACGATGCATTGTTTGAAGTTTCAAACTTGACATACATATCATCAACAGTTAAATCAGTGCTGTTAATCACAGCAACGGTATAACCATTTTTTGATTGTGCTGGCAAACGAGAAGCGTTGATGATCTTGTCTTGGAAGACTGTAATAGCATCCTCCTGACCACCGCCAGATGCTTCAATGCTAAAAGAGCTAGTGCCACTGACATAAATACCAGGACCCACGACTGTCGCACTAAATCCAGCTAGGGCATCAATTGCATTGCGAATAGCAGTCGCGATTGAATTGCTGTCGTTTTGTACAGGATTATTTTCGTCAATTCTAGATGGTGTGTTATGGGTAATCGTTGTGTTGTTTATTTTTACTTTGTATGAAGCGTTATACGCTACAACGTTGATAGAAATAAAAGCTTCGTTAGGCACTGCAGCAGTTGTACTGCTTGTCATTGCAACAGTCTTGGCTTTATTCAACACAAACGTAAAGTCATTGATCGTCAAAAACTCGAGATCGGAGTCTGTTGCACCGTTGAGGTACTCAGTAGTAGGGATACTGCTGATGGTACAGGCAGTAACTTCATTAGTATAGTTGGTCAGAGCTGTAGCTTCTGCTGTAACAGCGTTGTCGTAGTTTGTCTTTGCAGTAGTAAGTGCCGTCTGTGCTGCTGTGAGTTGCGTTGCTGTGTGTGTAGCAGCGACAGTTTCTTTAAGCTCGAATATACGAAAACCTTCTGCAACAAGTAGTGGCTGTTCTTTTGTACGTTCTCTTCCTTTTGAGTATACAGAACCAGTGACTACTGCTCCATTCTTTTTGAATGTAACGTTGCCAGACTCATCCTCCATGGCGCCTGTCGTCAAGGCATCGTTTATTTTTCCAACAGGATAAGCAGTAGTTGTTGTGAACAAAGAGACAACGGTTGCTGACTGACCAGCTGCAACGACACTGTATTCTTTTTGTTTTGTTTTCAGAATTGCCAGCTTAGCAGCCGTGTCGTCTCTTGCATTGTTATAAGCAACGACATCTGTTTGAAAGTTTGTGTAGTTGCAACCACTAGGCACACCTTTTGTACCAGGTGTTCCCATGTCAACTTTCCTTACAGAACCGTCTAACAAGCTCCAGATACGGAAAATGTTGTCTGCATATTGTCCAACATATTTTTCGTTAGAATCTCGTATAATTGAAAACCATCTGCCTCCAGTGTTTGCGTCAGCTAAGCTGCTGACATACTTACCACCTGGGCGCTTGAGCATTCCAAGAGCAAAGTCAGGAAACACATTGTCAGCAGATACAACTTGTCCTGGGACTTTTCTTAGATCAGGTTGTTGTGAAACACCCAACAGTAAGTTGGGAATACGTTGGGTGATTGTTCTCATCGCATCAGTGCATTAAAAGGTTGATAGCTGGTGTAAAAGTCCTGTCCGTTTTTGAAACCGAACATACTGTAGTCACCTTGATTGCATTCGTACTCGATAGCACCAGCACGGGTGAAGCCTTCCTGTTCAGTAAGAAGTTGATAAATCTCTTTATCACCTACCATTTTAGTTGCACACATCTTTGCAGATCGTGCAATAATATATTGTTGGATGGCTGCAGGTACGTCTGTAAAATCAAAAAGCCAAGTAATGTTAGCTTTGATTTCTTTAGTGAATTTAAAGGTGTGGTGCATTCTGTCGTACAGCTTGCCATTACGGCGTACTGTATCAAGACTAGCGTTTGCACCGGTAACGTCTGTATCCATAGCCAAAGCGTTTGTGGGATACAGAATTTCTTCTGTTAGTGAGTCAGGAGTCAGGGTGTACTCACGTTCAGTATTGAAGATCCAACCTTCAGACTGCACTTGCTTGTTCACCTCTCGTAAAGTGTTAAGGACAATTGCAACTTCAGGGTTTTGCAGATCAAGTGTGGTGACAGGAGCCTGTCCCACCGAGCTAAGTATTTGATTTACAGCATCCAGTTCGGTGGACACAGCATAAGTAGGAAAAGGCATATCTGTCTAAAAATAAAAAAAGGGACCCCGAAGGATCCCTGTATGAATAAGAACTGATATGTATCAGCCGCCGTAACCAGCGTTGTTGGTAGCGGTTTGAACCGTACCGAACTGAGCAGGTGCAGTGGCGGTACCAGCGTACAGCTCAACGGCTGCAGCGGGGTTCAGGTAGTCAGCACCCATAGCCAGACGGCCGAGGATGACGTCACCCTGATAGACGACAGAGATGTCGCCAGAGGTTACCTGGACCTGAGGTCCGATAGCTTCAACACAACCAGCGGCTTCACGTTGGAAGATCAGACCGCAGGAGTTAGCGAAGTTTGAAGCTTGACCGTAATCGTTGTTGATACCGGACACGCTATTACGACCATCCTCCATGCCTTCGCCAACGAACGAACCGGTCTCGCCAGGATCAGCGACACCAGGGTTGGTGGCAGAAGCAGTACCATACTTAGTACCGTACTGAGAGAAGAATGGAATGTTCATCGACTTGAAGATCTTGATGCCTGCAATTTCGATGATGCCCTGGCCGCCTTGCAGCGCAGTGCCTTGCTCGTCCCGGTTCACCAATCCGTTGCTGCCAACAGCTTGGATCAGTTCATAGTATTGGCGGGGGTTCAGAACACCCACGCGACCTTCGGAGCTAACACCCTTTTCGTCAAGTGCAGCCGCAGCGTCATAAAATGCTGCCACAAGTTTGGCAGAATCGTATGCATCAGAAGCAGCAGTACCAGAGGAACCAACACGAATTTGGGTTCCACCGGGCTCAATGAAAGAGGTCTTTTGGACAGGAGACTTAGCCCGAGCACCGCGAGTGATAGCGCGGAAGATCAGACGGTCATACTTTTGTGCAAGTGCATAGCCGATCTTTTTAGAGATCTCGCCACGCAGTTCGTAGTGAGCCAGAGTTTCATCCAGGTCATAAACGAATGCACTAGAGATGAGAAGGTCATCAACGGTGATGGTCTTCTCGGCCACCGGAGGTGCACCGTCGGAGTTACCGAGGATTGCGTTTCCGGGGGTGTGGTACTCAGCAGTGGTGCGGCCCGTGTAGATAAACTGCATGGATTTGCCGCTCTTCAGAGTACGCTTCATCACCATATCACGGGCGATAGCGTTATACTCGAAGCCCTTAAACATCTCACCTGAGAACAATTTAAGGTACAGGGCGCGAGAATCAGCCGCGCCATTAAGACTACCAGGCCGTGAAAGGCTAGTAGTCAGGTCAGAACTTTGATGTGCCATTGTAAGGAGTAAAAAGTATTATCTAACTCCTAAAGCTTTAGGAAAATTTTGTAGCAAATTTTTTGTGGTCTATCCCACCGTCTAGACGGCTAATGGGTATCCGCGTACGGGCCAAAAGCCAAAGCAGGGCAGGTCCTACTCCGAGGTGCCTACCCCACAGGCGTGGCTGCTTTCCGGTCAGCCACTCCTTAAACCGTCCTTCGGGCTTTACAGTTGTGGAAAGCTCGTTAATGTGTATGTGAGGGGAGAGCTGGGTCAGGACTTTTTAGTCTTGGCCTTTTTCTTCGCCTGTTTTTGTTGTTGTGCTGGTCCGTAATAAGTTACGGATGCTTGTGCTTTATTTGTTTGATGCGACATTACGCTTGACAACGTAAGCAACGCCCCGATAGGTCAGGACGACTTCTTTTTTTTGTGCAGTTTGAGACATGATGAACTCCATATACCTTACCCCCCGTTCCATGAGTAAGATGCCTGCGTCCCGAAGGATGAACGTACGGCTGAAGTCTATTTCTTTTTTG